TATTAGATATTCTGACCAGAACAAGCAAATCCAAGAAACCATTAAAGTAATGGCAGAAGAGTGTTTGAAACTTCAAAAAGTTGCTGAAAGTACGGGATCGTAAAATTACGCCCAACGTTCAGAGTATTGCCGAAGGTGGGGCATTAAACCACCGAAGTTTAATTGAAAAACAAATGTTTAATATGAGTACAGAAGATAAATTGAAAAACGTCAACCCCACTTTTGGCAATACAGTGTTACCTGCTGTGCCATCGTTTGATTACATTAAGTGTCCGCTACACCGTTACACTTTTTCAGTAAAGCCAATAAGGGAATGGACTGAACGTAATTGCGAAGGTAAAACTTTGAACCTTTTTGCAGGTAGGACAAAGCTGAATATTGATGAAGTAAGAAATGACCTTGACGAAGAAGCATTGGCTGATTACAGAATGGATGCTGTTGAATTTTTAAGAACGTGGCAAGGTGAAAAGTTTGATACAGTATTACTTGACCCACCTTATGCCTTTCGTAAGAGTATGGAAATGTATAAAGGAATAAGATGCAGCCCATTTAAGCAGATGAAAGATGAAGTGATGAATGTATTAAAAGAAGGTGGTAAAGTAATTACGTTTGGCTACCATTCAAATACAATGGGTGCAGGTCGTGGCTTTATTGTCGAAAAAGTGTGTTTATTTTCTCACGGTGGAGCAATTCACGATACGATTGCTAGTGTCGAGAGGCATTGCAGGTAACGAATAGGGCTTTGTGTCTGTGGTGGCAATAGAATTACGTCAGTTTATTTACATCCTAAAGCTAAATAGTAGTACAAAGATGAAATGTAGAACGTCAAGCCACCATAGCACAAAACCCCTTGTTATCGGCTGTTTTTCATTCATTATTTATAAAATTTAAAATGTCAAAATATGGAATTAGAATATGTAAATGTAACGCTAACAAAATCAGATTTAAGGGCAATAAAAAACTTTGTCCGTAAAGGTGTAAAAGCGGCTGTACAAGATGCTTTTGATGAAGAAGAAAGTATTGATGAATGGATTGAAAATAATAATGATGAATTAGAAGCATTATCAAGTATTTGTAGCTTATACAATGAAACAAATTTGCACCAATATGCTACTGGTCAATATAACCACTTAAAAGAAGAAAAAAATGGATAAACAACTTTTTATAAAATCAATTGAAGCAATACAGAAGCAAATCGAATATGACGTTTCTGTTTCCGAACATTTGGGCAAAGCATTTCCCGAAAGTTTTACAGCTAATCTATTGCCTAAAAATCATTTTCTGCAAAATTCTTTGTTAGAAGTTTTGCAAGTTGCTATGAATGATAATGAACTTTGTCCAATGGGTCAAAGTTGGATAGAATATTTCTGTTGGGAATTAAACTTTGGTAAAGAAAATTATAGATTAAAAGTTACAGATAACGGCAAAAATATTCCAATGTCAAACGCTGGCGAACTTTGGGACTTTCTAAATAGCCGATAACGATTAGGGCTTTGCGTTTGTGTGGGTATTCAAGGCTCGTCTGCCCACATACATACGCTTTTGATTAGAGATAAAACGATGAGCCTATAAACTTCTGCCCACATAACGCAAAACCTTTTGTTGTGTGTCAGGGCGGGTAAATTAAGAACGATGTCAGAAATAAAATTATCAAATGGAATGAAAGTATTAAAGTCAAACTATGTCAAATTAAAGACAAAGGATTTGATTGAGTTCGGTTATGCAAAACTTACAGAACAAGAAGTATCAGAACAGGTAGATAAAATAATTAAAGGCGATAAAGACCTTTCAGTAATAGGAATGTTTTGCAAGGATGATTTGGATGTCAGGTAGCCTTGCACACAACGGTAGGGCTTTGTGTCAGTACAGGAATTTGAAAAACTGATGTTCAAACAACTGATGCAGCCCATTAAAGATAAAATGTTGAAATTAAGTACGTCAAGCCTGTATTGCACAAAACCCCTTGTTGTAGGCAGTGCTTCTCGTCAAACGATAAAGTTCTGGGCGGACTTATAAAACCCATTTATAATTATGAACGAAGGAACAGTTAGTAACCAGCCACAAGGTTTGCAAGATACTTGCAGAGCCGAACAGCTTGTACGAAATTATGCAACTGGAATAGACCAGTATGCAGTCAATAGGGAAATCCCTGTACCAACTCCTGTACAAACAAACAAAATTAGGCAGATAAACATTGAAGAAGTAAACAGAGGTTTTATTGTTCGTGTTGGATGCCACACATTTGCTATCAGCACAAAGGCAGAATTGACAACCAAATTAACAGAGTACATTAACGAACCTGATAAGACAGAGCAAAAATGGTACGCTGGTAATCTGTTTTAAATTGTTAGGCTGTGGCGGCATTCTTAGGGTGTCGCTGCATTGCCTACAACGTTTTCGGGCTTGGCGAAGAAGCCGATTTAACAGCACAAAAGATAAAAGTAGCACTAATGTTCAATACAGCACCACAGATTCATAGTAGCACGGAAACGGCTTTTTTGCCAAACCCGTGTTATAGGATGGCTGCGGTTAATCAGCACAAACTTTAATATGGAAACGGAAACAACTTTTAATAATTTTTTTGAGCGTGGGCTAAATGTTCTTTCTCTTTTTGACGGAATGAGTTGTGGGCAACTTGCACTACATAAAGCCGGAATAAAAGTTAATAAATACTTTGCAAGTGAAATTAAGGAACACGGAATAAAAGTAACACAACATAATTTCCCTGAAACAATACAACTTGGAGATGTGAGAAACATCAAAGCAAGTGATTTGCCTAAAATTGATTTACTTATTGGTGGAAGCCCTTGCCAAGATTTTAGCAGAGGAAACGCTGTAAGAGATGGATTGCAAGGAGAAAAATCAAGTTTATTTTATGAATATTTGCGATTACTAAAGGAGTGTGAACCTACATATTGGCTATTAGAAAATGTAGTTATGGATGCTGAACAAGAAATGATTATTTCTGAACTTGTTGTAACTGAACCTGTGAGAATAAATAGCAGTTTACTTTCGGCACAATTAAGAGATAGGCTTTATTGGACAAACATAGGTCCAGCTTCTTTTGATTTATTCGGCAATAGAACTTGTGCTATACCACAACCAAAAGACAAAAAAATTAAATTGCAAGACGTTTTAGAAGATGGATTTACCGACCGTGAAAAAAGCAGAGCATTGCTTGAAAGTGATAGCAGACCATTAAGGACACCTACTAAAATGTTTCATAGATATTACAGCACAGGATTTACAACGGTTGTTTTTAAGGATGAAAATATTTACAAAGAAATGAAAATGCGATACGAAGAAGGATTGCCGGGAGAAGCTCAGCAACTTAATCCATCAACCGAAAGTGGAGGACAACAACCTTATATGCAAAATAGAGTTTACAGCGACAAAGGGAAAGCACCTTGCTTAACGCAATTTGCCAATAGGTTAATGATATTTCAAAAAGAGAATATCAGATACTTAACGCAAACTGAATTAGAGAGATTACAGACCGTGCCAGAGGGTTACACAAGCATTTTGAAAAGGGATGATGCGGCTTGTTTGCTTGGTGATGGGTGGACTGTTGATGTTATCGCTTACATTTTCTCTTTTTTAAAAGGGGAGGGAAAAAAATTATTAAAAGTTGAAACGGAACTGTCAAATGGAACACGGATGTAGCAGCTTTCCTATAACGCCGACGTATTGCTGCTGTTGGGATATTCAGGGGTATGTCGTTCAGCCCTTAACCAACAGTTCAATAGTGAACAGAATGACCAGCATTTGACCGTCAAGCCCCAATAGAAGCAATACGGTTGTTATCGGTTCGGGCGGCAAATTGAAAACGATTTTTAATAACTAAAAAATACAACATGGAAAAGACAGCAGAAAATTCACAACAACAGGCAGAAATTATAAAAATGATTGCTTTGCCTATTATGATGCTTGATGAAAATTATTGCCGTGAACTGGCAAACGATATGGTGAACCAGGCAAACAGGCAAGAAAGTATGGCGGTACTTAATCCGCATCATCCACAGTCAAAGAACGATGTTTTAAGAACGCAGGGCAAAGCATTACTTCTGTTGTGTGAATACGTAAAGACTTTAAAAGAAGTTGAAAAGTTAAAACAACGGGTGTCGGCTGATGAAAAGAACATGGCTGATATTAGTAGAATGTTCATGTAGCCTGACCGATAACGTTTCGGGGCTTTGCGAAGTTGTGCCTATCCACGGCTATCTTTCGGCACAATTTTGCAAAACCCTTGTTGTACGCTGTTTTTATTATTAATCATTAAATTAAAATTATAAATATGTCAAAAAAAGTAAAATTTGAAAATGTAGAAGTTGGTACAATAGCACTTATACAACAAACAGAAACAGGTCGGATTCTTCAAATTGGTTTAACCGAAGAACAAAGTAGAATGTTGCAGTTTTTTCTTGCTTCAATGTCAACTAAAGAATCTCCTTTGGTTCAAATGGGAGAAGACCATGATTTAGTTTTAAAAAGTTCAATCTGTAAGCGGTGTCAGTCAAAATAGCGTACAACGTTTCGCGGCTTTGTGTCTGTTTGCCCCTTGCACAATGTTCAAATTTAGCACAAAAGTTCATAGGGCAAATAGCACAAAACCGCTGTTATAAGCTGGTGCGGTTTAATAGCACAGAACTTGATTTGAAAAACGAAACCTTTTTCTTTTCTTTTTTGTGCGGTGGGAAAATAATTTTGAAAAATTTAAAAATATGATTGATATAAACAAAAATTATAACGAGAGCAATTTAGAAACGATGGCAAAGATGCCTGATTGTTTTGTAGATTTAACAGTAACATCTCCACCTTATGATGGATTGCGAACCTATAATGGATATTCATTTCCATTTGAAGATATTGCTAAAGAATTATACAGAATAACAAAGAAAGGTGGAATAGTAGTATGGGTTGTTGGAGATAAAATTAAAAACGGGAATAAAAGCTTAACCAGTTTTAGACAAAGTTTATTTTTTCAAGAAATCGGATTTAACGTACACGATGTAATGATTTATAGAAAGAAAAACACACCTTTTATGCGTTCAAATGCTTATACAAATTGTTACGAGTTTATGTTTGTATTTTCTAAAGCTAAACCAAATACATTCAATCCATTGAAAACAAAAACAGTTAGGTCAGGAAAAGAAAAATTAGTGGCAAACAAAAAAGCTGATGGAATTAATAAAAAAGTTGAAGGTGTTTTAAATGAAGAGAAAACATTAACTAATATTTGGGATTATGCAGTTGGTTTAGGTGGCTCTACGTCAGATAGAATTGCATTTGAACACCCTGCAATATTCCCAGAACAATTAGCAAATGACCATATAATAAGCTGGAGCAATGAAAATGATTTGATTTATGACCCGTTTATGGGAAGTGGAACAACTGCAAAAATGTGTATTCTAAACAATAGAAATTGGATAGGAAGTGAAATGTCTTCTGAATACTGCAATATTATTGAAGAACGAATTAAAAAAGCGTGGGAAGAAAAAAGAAAAGAAAAAGATTTACAAGCAGGAACTCTATTTGGAAACGAAATGTAGCACTTGCAGGTAACGTAAAAGTATTGCCGAAGGTGGGGCATTAAACCACCGAAGTTTAATTGAAATACAAAACTTGATAATATGGAAAATGTTAATTTTAAAAACGAAACCCCCACTTTTGGCAATACAGTGTTAGGTGCAGTTGATGTTAAATATTTAGGTGTACCAAACATTTGCTTTTCTCTTACCGATAAAGATGATAAGAGAGAAATTGACTTTATAAAGCAAAGAATTGAAAGAGGATTTGATGATAGCGAAACGTGGTCTTTGAGAGATTCAATGGCACTATTTATCTTACCAAGATTGAAGCGTTATCAAGAAATAGCAAACGACTTTTTGAAACGTGATGATGAATTGGTAAACGACATTGATTGCTTTATAAAGGCAATGGAATTAGTTAGTAGAGATAATGGCAGTTGCATACATACACCCGAAGAAGAAAAGCAAATGTTTGAAGGATTAGAGAAGTTCCCTAAAATATTTATGTCGCTTTGGTGGTAGTGCAATTGCACCTAACGCCTACGGCTTGGCGAAGTGGGGGAATTATACCCACAAAAGCCGATTAGAATTACTAATGTTTAATAAAAGTACAAATGCTCAATAGAAATACAGAAGCCCCCATTTTGCCAAACCGATGTTGTACGCAGCCTTTTTTGTCTGTCCGAAATGTTGATGTTTTGGAAGGATTTAAGGATATTAAAGATAAAAGTCAAGATTTAATAATTGCCGACCCACCATATTATAAAGCAATAAATGAAAAGTGGGATAAGCAATGGAAAACAGAACAAGAATATTTAGAATGGTGCAAACTATGGTTTAATGAATGTGTTAGAGTTTTGAAAAATACAGGTTCATTTTATTGCTACGGCAACTTTGATATTTTGAGCAAACAAAAAGTATTGCTATTTGATAAGCAGCTAAATTTTAGACAAAACATAACACTTGACAAAGGAATAAAAAGCATTGCTGGAAGAACAAGCGATAAATTGAGAATGTACCCAACTGCAAGTGAATATTTATTGTTTTACATAAACCAAAGCTATTCATTTCAAAATAACGATAGCATAAATGAGGTATTCAAACCGATAAGGAAATATTTGAAAGACGAACTTACAAAAAGCGGATTAAAAACCAAAGATTGTAGAAAACTAATGAACTTAACTATTGATGCAGGTGGATTAAGATATTTTAGTGATACTAGCTGGATGATGATACCCGAAAAACATTACACACCTTTACAGGTAAATGGTTGCTTTAAAATGCCATATAGTGAACTTAAACAATGGTATAATGAGTTATCATTTACTTTTAATTTACCAACTGGTATTACTGATGTATGGGATTTTACACCCGATAGAGTGAGATATGGACACCCGACACAAAAGCCACAAAACATTTGCCAAATGATAGTAAAAGCAAGTAGCAACGAAAATGATAATGTTTTAATTCCTTTTGGTGGTAGTGGTTCAGAAATTGTCGCTTGTCAAGAATTAAAAAGAAACTGTATTGTCTTTGAAACGGAAAGTCAATATGTTGAGATTATAAATCAAAGGTTGAATTATGCACCGAAGCTGTTTTAAGGTTGCGTACAACGTTTTCGGGCTTGGCGAAGGTGGGCTTGTAGGATGCTCAATTTTTGCAGAATGTGTCTGCCCACTTTTGCCAAACCCGTGTTATATGAAGTGCCGACTTATTTACGATAAAGCCCAATTGGAACACTAAACAGAAAAACAAAAAGAAAAAAAAGCGATGGCAGAAATAAATTTTTATAATATAGACTGCGTTGAGTTTATGAAAACTAAACCCGATGGATACTATGACCTTGCAATAGTTGACCCACCTTACGGAATAGGATTTAGCGATTATGAACGTGGAAGCAGTGGAATTAAAGTAAAAGAACGCTATACTAAAAATGGCAAAAAAGACTGGGACAAAGGAATACCAACGGATGAATATTTTGAGCAACTATTTAGAGTAAGTAAAAATCAAATTATTTGGGGTGGAAATTACTTTGACTTACCGCCTACTCAATGCTTCATTTTTTGGTATAAACAAAACCCTGTGCCAAATTTTGCAGATGGGGAACTTGCTTGGACTTCATTTAAAAAACCTGCCGTGTGCATTGATTACCGCTATTATGGAAACTTGCAAGGCAAAACAAGTGTAACAGATGAAAAGATACACCCAACGCAAAAGCCAGTAGATTTATACAGAACTACATTAAGCAAGTTTGCAGAAAAGGGAATGAAAATACTTGATACACACGGTGGTAGTATGACCATTGCAAGGGCTTGTGATAAAGAGGGTTTTGATTTAGATATTTGCGAAAAGGACACGGAATACTTTAATAAAGCAATAGAAAAATTTAATGAATATAAACAACAAACTACGTTATTTTAAAAGTGCGTTGGCTTTTTTCTTTTTGTTTTTCCTTCACGGAACTTCAATTGGAAACGGTCAGCAAGGCATTTCATATAACGTTTTCGGGCTTGGCGAAGTGGCTGAACCGAAAGCTAAATAGAATTACTAAACTTAAAAATTAAAAACAAATGATTGATAGAATTACTGAACAGCCATTTTGCCAAACCAGTGTTATGTGCAGGGCGGTTGATAACCTTGAACTCCTTTTGTCGCAAC